TTAAATGACCAGTTTTTTATACTCTTTTCCTCGAGTGTCATTATATTTATTCGTCATGATTACACTGGAGTGCCCAAGTAAAACTTGAGTGTCTATACCTTGCTCGCGATAAAGCCGCTCCGATAAAGATCGCTGTTCGTGGAAGCTCGGTGCCGTGCCGTTTTTCTCCCACTCGTACGCGACGCTATCTCTCGCTTTGCTAAATGCGACAGTTAAGGTTGCCGGTTTAACCATGCCGCCCCGCTTGGCTTTCCCTTTAGCGTGGTGATGATGCAACAAGTAAGGGCTCAGAACCTTGTCGCGGCACGAGGAGATCACCTCACCGAGCGAGATGCCAAGTGCGTTACAGCGTAACTCTAAAGGAATAGCCAGCTTGTATCCGGTCTTGCTTTGCTCGATACACAAACAACCTTCCTGGATGTCAGTAAACTTCATGTTGCATATATCAGACAGGCGCTGCCCGGTGATAATGGCGAGCTGCATACCGCGTTGAAGGAAATAATTATCTTTTTCTGCCGCGTTGAAGATAAGCATCCACTCCTCGAAAGTAAGCCTTTGCCGGCTGATCTTTACGTGGGGCTTCTTGCTGGAAAGCGCCGGGTTGAATCCAGGCGGGACTTCTCCGACTTGCTGCGCTTCCTTAAACACATCGATCGTAACCTTCCTGAAAATCTGACCCATCCTGTTATGTCCCTTCTCTTTATAATCTTCCAGAATCGAAACAATATCCTTTACGGTAATCTCATCCAGCTGGCGTGGCCCCAAAGATTCCTCAAGAACCTTTAACGGTGAGGCCTTTTGCTTGAATGTATTTAGCTTAATCTCGCCTTGTTGCAGCCGCTCTTCCTGAAGCTTTCTGTACCGGACCAAATACTCGCTGATCGTTGCGGCTCCGCCCAGGCGCTTGTTGATGTCATTTTTAGCGCGGATCAGATGCCTCATTTTTTGTTCGGCTAAACGGCTGTTAGCTTCAATGGCAATTTCTTTGGCGGTACTTTCATCGGTGCCGAGGCCGTGAAATTTCCCAGTAACAGGGTGCTTATACCGCCAGTAAACTTTTTTGGTGCGCGAGTCCAGAAAACAGGAAAGGCCTGGTATAGATACGTTATGTTTCCGAGGTCGCGCCATCTTCTAAAATCCTCCTCAGGAGCGGGTGATCCTGTTTCTTTATCTCTGGTTCTGCTGATAAGCCAACGAACCGGGCCGTGACCTCGACGCGCCAGCTTTTTCCCACTTTGCATGGGGGCGGTGAAATCATGCCGTTCTTGGCGTATTTGCAAAGGGTGGATGTCCCGGGTACCGGCTCTCCAAATTCGCGCTTTGCCCATTCAGATAATAGAACTAACCTGGACATTATCTTCTCCAGATAATGGCCCTTTGCAGGGCCAAAAGGTGAATAAAAGAAATCAGATTGCTGTCAGGCGTTGCCAGATAGCCGATACGTATTTGACCTGGTGGCGGGCGTCGGCCAGGGCGTTATGCTGATCGCCTTCAAAAGGGATGTCGTAGCGAGCATTTAGCCCAACCGCTTTACCCAGCTCAACGACGGTTCGCACGTCACGGTAGTTCCAGTGCGGGATCGGGAAGGGCGTGTCGGCTAACTCAAATGCTGCCTCCAGAAGAGAGCAATCAAACGAACTACCATTTCCCCAGAGCTGCACATTCTTAGAACCGTTGGCTGCGTTTTCAGCTATGAAGTCGAGAAGCTGCTCAAGCGCTTCTACCATGCCGACCGTATCATCCACCACGATTGCAGATCGTGCTTCAGGCGATTGCTTCAGCCACCAGAGAATAGTGCTGGCGTCTGGCCTGGCCCCGAATGACATCGACGATTCGAGATTAATCACCTGATAATATTCAGTACCGGTCATACCGCTGGCCGGGTCAAAGAATACGGCCCCTACTGAAACGATCGGCGCGCCCGGTTTTTTACCCATGGTTTCGAGATCCACCATCAGGTGCGTGAACATGATTTCCGAATTTGTAGAATTAGGCTCCAGCGCTTCCAGTTCCTCTTTCAGACCCGCTTCCATCACCGCATAGGTTGCATCGCCAACCGCGGCGCCACAGTCAGGGCAACCGCTGCCACCTTCGGTACCACAGCTAGCACAGATGGTTCCCGCTACGGCATCTGTTTGCGCAGCAGTTGCATCAGCGCTTTCGCCTGGTGGAACCGCGCCAACACTTTCTCCTTTCGCCGGGTTAGTCTCTTCCATCTGCACATCGCTGGTGGTCTCCGTTACTGTTTCCGTTTTTTCGACTGCGTTTGAGAGGGTATTGATGACCGGGTCATTATTTGTACCCATCAGGCCCTCGATAGAGAACACGCCGCCGCCGAGGTTCGCGACCTGCGGCTGGCTGTCGGCAGCACTCACCCACTTTGGCAGGGTCTGCGTTTCTGCTTCATCTTCATCAGCGAGTTTTTTCTCACCGGCTTCTACCCATTTCGGCAATGCTTGTTGCTGCTCGACGGCTTGAGTGTCCTCTTCCGATTCGATGGACGGCAGAGGGAGAAGCTCAGTCGCCTGGCAGAACTCAGCCGTCATCGTCTGGTTCACGAACTCCAGATGCGCAGCTGGCGTCAGGTGGATATTCTCCGGCGCGATGCGAACCAGGTTGAAGATGGCCGCGCGGTTGACCCCCAGAACGCCTGGCTGGTTGCGCAGGATTTTGCTCCATGATTTCCAGGGTTCTTCTTTGTTCGCGACAATCTCTTTAGCGCGGCGCAAAACACTGGAAGGGATTTCAAAAGGGTGGAAATCCATCGGCAGCAGGGCGCAGGCGATCTCCAGATCCAGGGTGTCCAGGGTGTGATGCGCATCTGCGCCGCGGTCAGTCACATACCCGCCGTCGGCATTGGTGCTTGCGTCAGTGCGTTGCACAAGGTTAATACGATTGTCGGCGACCCACTCACGCGTCAGGATGCCGCGGTCTATATATGAGGTGGCTACCCAAGCTTTAGTGAATTGCAACAGCAGCGCAAGCTCATGGCGTTTATCCATGCTGAAGACTTCTCGGATCGCTTTCGTGTAGCGCCACAGGTCTTTGGTGTCATAAGCCTTAACTTCTGGAGAGTTCTCTGCGGCCAGAAGCAGGTTCTGGACATATCCGTTATCGGTGTCCATTTCCATTAAGTGAAGATCCGCGTGTTCTTTGCGGCTGATATGATGGCGCAGTTCATCAGCTGTCAACTGAGCCAGGAGCTGTTTGCGGAATGGCATTTTGCAGACGGGATAATGAGCGCCCCCGTCATCATGTTTACTGATCCTCAGGCCATGCTCAAATAAGTTCTCAGGTTCTTCTTTGGCTGGAAGCTTTCCGCTCTTCCAGTCGTCAACCAGTTGATTGCGCTCGTCAGCTTCGGCTTTAATCCAGCTCGACATGAAAACGGCCACAAGTGCAGGTTCGTGTTCTTTGTCCTGCGGGAAAACGTCTTTGACGGCCTGGACCAGCTTCCACTCTGCATGCAGGCTGAGATCATCAATATCAGCAACGTCATTTTTGGCCTGCAGCAGGTTCTGGAAATAAACAATTTCCTCGTCCATCACCAGTTCGTTGGCGACAATCAGCTGCTCCTTGGTAATCTCGGTGTGATATTTGTCGCCCAGCAGATGGACAGCAAAGCGTACTGCAGGGGTGCGATTTTCAAGCGGGGAGGTGCTGCCCATATCAGCGATATCAGTGGTGGTTACCGTTGCGGCAGGCTGATTCTCAGCGCTGGCGGCGGTGGCCGGGGCAATGGTGGTTTCGCTCTGAGGCGCGGCACCAGGGATCACAATCCAGGTGCGCTGGTCGTCGGCCAGGGTATAGCGCTCGCACCAGGTGTAATCAATCACGCCTTCTTCAGGCAGATCGTCCACAACCGGCATGTCTGTGCGTACAGGCTTGGCGTAATCCTTACCGCGGCCAGTTTCGATTTCGGCGTCTTCCAGCGCGACGTCCAGCTGCAGCGCTGCGCGTGATGCCGTATTGGCACTGAACCAGATAACGCCGTCAGGTTTCCCTGATTTCTGGGTTGCCTTAATCTGATAAAAAAATTCCATCTTGGAGCCTCATTTGGGTGTAAGATACCCAACAGCTGATGATCGCCGCCTTGGGTAGTGGTCATTGGTCAAAACTCGATTCCGGAAAGCTTTGGTCGGCTGACCGGGTACTTAACCCGCCTTGCGCGGGTTTTGTGCTTATTGGACGCTGGTTTTTTTCGCCAGCTGGGAGACAAGCACGCCATCAAGCGCATCCAGCACAGGGTCGAACGTGGTGTTCGACGGGATCTTGCTTACTGCGCGGATTACTGCTGAAACTGAGATATCTCCTTCACGCAGGCTGTAACCACCGCCCGGGCCTCTGTGCGAGGTCACCAGGTTGCCGCTGCGCAACCGCTTGAAAATTTGCTCCAGATAAGAAACCGAGAGCTTCATTTCTTTACTCAGTGTGGCGAGCGGTACAGGCGTTCCGCGGTAGATTCTTTCCAGCACTGCAACGGCCTGGACAGATGCCATCACTCGTTTCATTCCAAACTCCATGGCTTACCCCTTCACCGGATCCCGGCCATAGCCCGGATTATCTTCAATAGCATCCTGCAGAACCTGAATCGCTTCGCAGTGCGGAAGGGTGAGGGCCAGCTTAATCGCCGTTCCAAACGTCTCCGCAACCAGTTCAAACTTCTGCGCCAGGCGGTTCGCTTCCTCGGTCTGCTCCTCAACAGCTTCTATTTCAAACTGATGCTCCTGCCAGACTTCATCCAGCACGTCCTCTTCAACTTCACTGCGCAGCGCCTCTTTGACTTCGAGAACCGGCAGAACGCCGATCAACTTCTCTGCAGGTGCGCTGCTGAATCGCAATGCCAGTTCGTTCGCTGACATAAAACCTCCGGAAAAAAGGCCCGCCACGGGTGACGGGCAAAGAGAACTTTTCCAATTTAACCAGAACAGGTCTTCGTCTCCTGTTTGGTTGTGATGGCGGGATTACCATCGCGATGCCATGTGCACCTGGCATCAGGCTGGTAACAGCCATTGGTCGAAACTCGATTAAAAATGTAACGCTGGCTGTTGGTCGTCAGCCGGTTTGTACGGGTAACACTGTCCTTTCACGTGCTGCTCTGCGGCAACTGCTTCACAAATCGCTTCGGTTTTATAGAGACCGAGCATGATGTCTGAGCATTCCCCAGTGAGGGCGCAGACTGGAATGATTAAGGCGAAGAACATGCTCATGCGTTGAGTTCTGGATTGCCTTTCTGCGCCATGAAGTAGCAGAACTTGCGGATCAAGACTTCAACGATGTTAAGGCGAATGGCCTGCTGTTTTACGGGGTTACGTGCATAGTCGATCATGGTTATCTCCTTATTGCCATTTACGTCTGGCCGACGGAACGGTAAAGCCTGCTGCGCGATTGCATTTGTCATCTCATCCGGTGTTTCGTATGCCGCCGGCAGCTACTTCGTGGGCGTCCTGCCTGGATGACTGAATTTGTGGAATCATTATAGACACGCAATGTGTCTATGTGTCAACACAAAAAGTGACAAGTAAGAGCGAGCGATAAGTAGACTTAGCAAGGATGTTAAGTGGGCCGTAAAAAAACCGGCTCAAGGCCGGTTGTTTAAGGGGTTATTCTTCTGCTGGTTTATATCTACCTTGTAGATACTTGGCGACGTAATCGTCTATCTCCCTGAGTCGCACTTCGAAGAGATCGATCATTTTATCTTGTTCAGTTGAGGGGAGCTGATTAAACAATAGCAATAGGCGCCGTTGTTTTTCTGGCAATTCCTGACCTTTGTTTTGTTCATCACCAAAAAGAATAAAACTAGGAGTGGTATCAAGGTATCTGGCAAGTGTAATAGCGTCATCGACACCAATGTTCCTCAGCCCTCCCTCGTAGTTACCTACTCTTGAGGCAGTGGACCACCCGCACAACTTAGATAGTTGCGCTTGGCTTAACTTCTTCCTTTCTCGAAGAGACCTGAGCCTCTCACCAATAATTTCAGCCATAGATTTCATTCCAAAATATTACCACGCTCTGTGGCTAACGAGCTGACACATTCTGAGGTTGACGGTAGACACAAAACGTGTCTAATATGACGCATAAAATCTGTGTAGGAGTAAACCGTGAACAACATTGCCATTGAGCGTCAGAAATTGGGATTGTCGCAATCGCAGCTAGCCGAGGCTCTTGGTTGGGGCCGCTCGCGATTATCTAACTACGAAGCCGGTCTTCGAGAACCAGGACTGTCTGAATGCAGGACCATCGTTGAGACACTTAATGCCTTAGGAGCGGTGTGCTCTCTGGACAGTGTTTTTCCAACCGATCTCCCCACAAATCAGGAAGGTTAATCATGCAATCAGTAACGTTTGAACATCTTAACCGGCAGAACACCGCTCCGCTGAAAACCCGAAATCAGATTGAGCATCGTCGCCGGGACTCAACACGCCATCGCGCGATTCTGTCTGCCGTTCGTGAGTGGGAGGCAACTATCCCGGGCCAGGCGCAGGACGTTGTTACGCAGCTGGTGGCCGAACACTGGGCAAAGGAGGGTGGGCGAGGGATCACTGTGAACAAACAGAACCTTTTTCGCTACCTGAAAAACGAAACCAACTCCGGCAAATACACGGCCTATGTCATGCAGCTCGCGAACGCGATCGGTAACGCCATGCCGATTGAGATCGCCAGAAAACACGGTCTCCGTCAGGGTAAAACCGATATCGAGCTGGTGGCTGAGGCGATAAAAGAGAGCGGCGAGCACCATCAGGCAAAACTGCTGGGCCTGCCGAGCAAGAAGCAAGCGAAGGAGGGCTTTGAGAACCTCCTGGCTAACGCAGCACTTTTACCCGGTGAGCTTGCCGGGGTGATGATCGCTCACCTGCAGGCACTGGCACCACTTTTTACGTAATCGAGTTTTGACCAATGAGTTCTCCGACTAATAACCGCGAGGTGAGATATGTCTAACCCTTTGCCTAAGGCGATGCCTAAAAGTAAGGCTACAAATGAGCCTTACCGCAAGGTGAAGATCACCATGTGGGATGATCCAAAGTTTCGCGCGTTATCACCTTTGCCGCCCAGCGGGCAAAGCCTGTTTATTTATCTGCTGACCAGCCCGTTCACCGGGATTATCCCGGGCTTATTCAAAGGCGGTCGCGCGGCGCTAGCTGAAGAGTTGGGGTGGGAACTGGAAGCTTTCGACTCTGCCTTAAGCGAAGGCTTAGCTTTAGGCATGGTTAAAGCCGACCTGAAAGCCAGAGTTTTTTGGCTTCCTAAGGCGGCGGCACATAACCCGCCAGCTTCAGTGAATGTGATCAAATCATGGGCGCGGGCTTTCGAGTTATTGCCCGAGTGTGAACTGAAATGGGAGGCATGGGTGGCGCTACAGGCCGCGTGTTATGGGGTGTCTGAGTCTATGGGGAAGGCATACGACATGGCTATGCCTTTGCCTAAGGATAAGGCTTGCCCTTTGCCATCAGGTATCCAGAAAGCAGTAAGCAGTAAACAGATCTTAAACCCCTCTCTTAACGCGGGCGCGAATGAAAATTCTGGTGTTGCTGGTTTACCAGAACAACCCGTTGCTCCGCGATACGTTGACGGTCTGGATGAACCCATCGGCAAATTCACGATGACAGCCGCCTGGTTGCCCAGCCGTGATTTCCGCCAGCGCGCAGCCACGTGGGGGATAGCTTTGCCTGATCCAGATTACCTGCCGACGGAGCTCGCGGAGTTCTCATCGTACTGGGAGTCGGAGGGGAAGGTGTTCACCCAGGTCCAGTGGGAACAAAAATTCGCCCGGCACATCGTGCTGGTGAGATCGAAAAAACAACCGGAAACCGGAGGTAAGGCCAATGCAGGAGTTCGGGGAGAGCCTACAGCATCCAGAGCTGTTCAGCAGATTCAGTCAGCACACGCAGAGTGGAGACGTCGCAATGGACTTGATGGCAACGGAAACGGCATGGCGCCTGTGGCAGGTCATGGGGGAAGTATTCTCGAACCGGTGGACGCAGAAGAATGGGGCGGAACCTTCGCCGCTCTGGATAGCCCAGATCGGTTCGATGACTGAACAGCAAATCAGTCTGGTCTGCCAGCAGTGCATGGAGCGCTGCGCGGGTGGGAACACCTGGCCACCAGATCTCGCTGAGTTCGTGTCGCTCGTTTCCGAAAGTGGTGCGAACGCCTTCGGCCTGACCTCCGACAGTGTCATGGGGGAGTATCGCCGCTGGCGCAACGAGTCCTATCGGTATTCAGGAAGCGACAAATACCCGTGGCCGCAGCCGGTGCTGTACCACATCTGCATTGAGATGCGCAGAACGGGCGTGGAGCGCCAGATGACAGAGGGGGAGCTTAAAAAACTGGCAGAAAAGCTGTTAACGAAATGGAGCAAGCACGTCAGTAACGGCCTGTCGGTACCGCCGATTCGTCGCCAGCTTGCAGCACCGCAGCACCAGGCAGGGCCAACGCCGGCACAGTTGCTGATGGAAGAGTACAAACGCCGTAAAGCGGCTGGTTTAATCAACTAAATCGAGTTTTGACCAATGACCAAACAATTAACCCAGAAAGACCAGGTGGCGATTTTTGATCGCTACCAACCGAACTGCGCCGTCGGCGATGTTTCCGAAGCGTTGGATATGTCAGGCGCTACAGCAGGCAAAATGCTGCGCGAGCTGAGCGACGATGGAGTGATAACCCGATCCCGTAACAGCGTCCAGTACACCTATACGGCGGTACCGCACGCCGATATTCCGGATGTGATCCTTCCGTGCATGGAGGAGAAAAGCGACCCGGTGAAGATGCAGGCCGCTGAACAGAAAGCGAAGGCGCTGGAAGAAAAGGGACTGTGGCGCCGCGCCGCAGCGGTGTATTCGGACATGTTCGGTATCGCCTGCAGTGCTGTCGAAGTTGCCCGGATCGCCAAACGGCGTAAAGAATGCCTGCGCCAGGCGGGGAGGGCTTAACTGATGCCGAGACCAAAAACGCATAGCGAGCGCACGCTGTTCATCTCCTGGATTATCGAAATGGTGAAAAAGCATGGCCGCGCAACGACCAGAGATGTCGCCGCCATGTTCGGCCTGCACCGCACCACTGCCGAGAAATACATCCGGGCTGCCGTAGAGCAGGGGAAACTTATCCGCCATGGGCGCTGCGGCGTCTTCCGCGACCAGCGGGCTGTTATCGACTTTGACATGGAACGTTACACGCACCGAGGAGCATCACATGAATGATTCTTTGAGCAACAAAGAGCTGGTGGCCGTTGGTCATCAGTTTGCGAAGGCGATGAGCAGCGACACGCCGATCATCGATATGGCGAAGATTGTTTCCCGTCTGGCTGAACGTCTGGACTGCACCACCCTGGCGCTACGGGAAGCGACTAAACAGCGGGATGCGCTGGCGGCTGAGAACGGGCAGATGCTGCGCCTGCTCACCGACATCAGCGAAAACCACGGAGAGTTTGTCAACGAGGAAGACGAATATCTCTACGCTTCAGTGCCTCTAGATTATGTGTCAGAGGTGAACATGTATGTATCCCGCGACGTCAACGCTGAAAACCCGTTCAAAGAGACCGACGCCTTCTTGGCTGAAGTGCGAGCCAGCACGTTGGAAGATCTGGCGAAGAAAAAGCGCGCTGAGAAGATGTCACTTCATCCAGATACTTTCGCTTTAGGTTCAGTGATAGCTGCGCTGGATATGCAGGCTAACGAACTTGAGGATCTAGCAACCCAAATTCGCCAGGATGCAGCCCAATGAGCAAATCACTAAACGCACGCTGCATTCGCCGCTGGGAAGTTGAATTTAAAGGCCGTTGCGATTCGAAAGTAAGTCCATGGTGGCGTAAACATCATCTTCGCGATTTCATCCGTGGCATTGCGCTTACAACAGCTGACTGCATGGTAGACCGTCTGGCCTACAACAACGCCATGCATGATTTTTTTGCTGAAAATGGAGATGACACCGGCTGGTCTCCTGAGTTTTCGGTCTGGTACGACAAGCGCCGTCGAGAGCATTACCTGAAAGAAGCCCTGAGCTATCTCAATGAGGATGCCACCAACGACGAGATCGACGAAGAGATTCAGAACGAGCTGGAGGCCTGGAATGACTAAATTCACCAAAGAGCAGTTAAGTGCAAAGGCACGAGAGCAGATTGCATTCTGCCGCAACACGAAGATAACAGGCGAAGGCCGCGCCCACGTAAACCAATGTTCGGCGCTGTTTGAAATCGCACTGGCAGCGATGACGGCTGAGCCAGTTTACCAACTCATAAACTACGACTGGTACGACACAACCAAAGACGTTTATGAGAGTGTTGTTAGTGCAGGGGGCAGAGGCCGCATAGTCTACACCGCCCCGCCAGCGCCGGTAGTGCCGGATGGTTATGCACTAGTGCCGGTTAAGCCGACAGAAGACATGGTGATTGCTGGTTTCGAAGCAGAGCTGCGCGAAGAGTTTCGCGACCCGGATGCATGGGAGACATACGAAGGTATGAGCGGCTGTGAGCAGGCTGCCCTACGTGCCAAATGGTGCTGGGCTGCGATGGTTGCAGCAGTGCCAAAGGGTGCGGCGAAATAGAGTGTGTTCAGGCGTATTTCTGGTGCTGAATATGGCATAAAATACGCCTATTACTTGGGGAGGCATTGGAATATGAAAGTTTATAAGAATGAGCAAGAGGACGATCTCTGGTGTGAGTATGGGTCTGCCTATGAATCAATCAGAGCAATTCTGAATGAAACATATCCTCCTCGGGAAAGATCAGAATGGTCGTTAGACAAGGCGTATGCTCGATGGAGTGGTGATCGTTACACTGTAAGCACAACATTTACCCGCTTTGATGAAGAATTAAAAGATGTTGTAATGGTCGGTTGCAATGCTGAAGGTAATAGAAAGAGTGAGCATATCATTACCGTCTGCGGTAAGCCGATACGAGTGGAATACGATTTTTGGAAAAAAGAATACTCTCCAAAGATAGATATAAAGTAATAAAGTGACGGTGAGTAAGAACGCAGCGATAGCGGATCTTTAGAGAGGGACTTAGCTGCGTTATTTTTAACTTTCAGATGTTAAAAAACGGGAGAGCACGTTTGGGAAACTTTCTGAGTTTAGTTGGGGTTTTAGTGTCTATTGCAAGTTGCTATTACGCATACAAGGCGTTTGCCTCATCCAAGGAGACCTCATTCCCAGAGAAAAATCCCAGAGAGAAGATTTGCATCTTAAGGCAATTTTCAGAAGATGCGAATTGTTTTGAACGTTTTCTAAGCAAAAACAAACACCGAAAGGTATATCTAAATGTTGAATTTGATGGTGATGGCTTCGAGCTTACGGATTCAGACGACTCGAAATGGATGGTGATCTGGACTGAAAAATTCGAAGAAATACCCCCGACCGAAAAGCCAAGTACGCGTAATTGTTCTGGATTCCAGTTAACAATCATTCCTCACGAAGATGGATTTGGCCATATCTATTGGTATAAGGGAGCCTATCGGCTTTCCGGTCATTTTTATATCGATGGTTACCTGGGCCCATATCAAGGCCTCATGAGTGCGGTTATCTCTGCTGCAAAAACGGTGTAACTACTCTTTGATTTTCATTAATCAACCAGCCATAATTACTTCACCAGAGCCTGAACAACTCTGGTGACCTCGCGCCTGGGAGGGGACTTCTAGGCCATGCTATTTTTTATCAAACCAGTGACTTATACATTTTGCTTAAGCATTTTCACCTTCTTTGTCATATGCATTATGCTCGGGATGGAGAAAATTGACATGAGTGACATTGCTATAAGTACACTAGGAGGCGTAATTATTGCACTGATTAACTTGATGAAGGTTTTGATCAAGCAACTCAGTCATGGTACGCCTCGCAATAATTAAAAGCCTCCCCAACGGGGAGGTTTTTTTTCGTTCTGAAATACATCCATAAGCCACAATGCCGTCCCGCTGGCGTTCGCTGAGGCGTTGGTACGTGCAAACCTGCCGGAGATGTGCGAACAGCGAGAACAGGCCGCATAACCTACCATACCAGCGATATGGGTATTCCCATACCGACCCGGCCAGGGCCTCTTCGGAGGCCTTTTCCATGAGCGCACTGTGGCGCTTTACTTTCTTTTTTTTCAAAATCGCCAGGCATTTTGTGCGCTTAAAACATTGATCAAATCAGCTCACAGGTATACTGTATGAATATACAGTTGATGCAGCGGAGGCAATTATGAAAGTTGAGTTAACCATTGATCGTACTAAAGAACTTCCTAAGGGCGCGGTTCCGGCACTGGAAAAAGAACTATTAAAACGACTCCAGAACCAGTTCGATGATTGCAGTCTGGTGATACGTCGCGCAGGCTCGGATGGGTTAAGTGTTTACGGTGGTGAGAAAGAGGTTAAAAAGACGGTTGAAGAAATCCTTCAGCAGACCTGGGAAAGCGCAGACGACTGGTTTTATTAATACAGCATGCAATTAGTTTCCCGGGTGGAGGGGTGCGGTGAAAGAAACAGAAGAATTACCAAAAAAGGGCTATGCGGTCATCAGATGTCACGATGGGGTTATCGTTGCACGACTGCACACATTTCCGGAATGCGAGCGAGCGCTAATGTACAGACGTGGTGACGAAGTATCGTTTATGCCGCTCCAGCCCGATGAAATTGTAGGAACGCCGACACTCTTCACGCTGATGCTGGAGAGGGCTGGTTATCGCGTTTCGCAGAATTCTGTTACACTCCCGTCATAGGCCTGAACAACCTATACCTGCTGCGCCACTGGAGAGATACCATGGCGCAAAAACCAATCAAACAGACACTTAAGCAAACACTTCAACTGACCTCTTCCGGGGCCAGCGATTTCTTTTTGCCTGCGCGCTACCAGGTGGCGGCATGAAGAAAACTAACTTCATTCACACGCAACTCACCTCGAAAGAAGTGGACGAACTCGAGGCCCGCTATCGCGCTAATGACGTGCGCACTGCGCGAAGCCTTGATGTCGATCTGATCCACTGGACGCTCACCGCTTATCTGCCGGAGGCTAATAAAGCCCCACGGCAGGATAAGACCTTCCAGCAGCCGATGTGGAGGTGAGTGTGAAAACCTATAACATCATCCCGATGGGCAAGCCCCGCCAAACCCGTGCCGATAAGTGGAAGAAACGCCCGGAGGTTCTCCGGTACCGCGCGTTCTGTGATCACGTTCGGCTACTGGGCGTCGAGCTGCCGGAAGCTGGCGCTCACGTTACGTTCATCCTACCGATGCCACCGAGCTGGAGCAAGAAGAAGCGCCAGGCAATGGCGGGCAAACCCCACCAGCAGAAACCAGACAAAGACAATCTGGAAAAAGCGTTAATGGATGCCATCTATGCTGATGACTCCCATATCTGGGATTCTCGCGTGACAAAGCTCTGGGGTGAAGAAGGGCAGATCATCATCGGGGAGATTGCCTGATGCGCGCCTTACTGAAACCAGTAATTGCCCGGGAGATGGGCGTTGTGCTGTTAAAGCCCGGCAGCGAGCTGATGAGCATGTTCAGTGGCGGTCGTGTGCTGGTGGAGAGCCAGCCCGCCAGCATGGCAAGCTTCGCTACAGGCCGCGTGCCCGATGCGCGCCAGCCGCTGGCCGGTAATGCGGCACTGCGCCCGTTCTTCCTTCACGAAAAGGTGATCACCGCTGCTGGTGGGCTGAGTGGCCTCGAATACTGGTTAATGCGCAGTGGAGACACATGCCAGTACCCGCACAGCGATTACCACTACCACGAAATGACCACCATGCGGCATGCTCCCGGCGCAATCCGCCTTTGCGGCCACTGCGACAACCAGCTGCGCGAGCAGCACACCGAACGCCTAGCGGAACTGGCGCGCCAGAACGTAATCGACTGGGTGCTGGATTCCGCCCGGGTTGCGCTGGCGCTCGACCGGTCTCGCGAAATTTCTCTGGCTGAACTGTGCTGGTGGGCTGTACGTGCTGGCGTTGCAGATGCGTTACCAGAGTCAGTTGCCCGTGAGGCTTTGCGGCTACCAGAAGCGAAAGAAACCTTTCGCGAAAGCGAGATCGTACCGTCAGTACCGGCCACCAGCATTATTTCGGACAAAGCCCGCGCGTTACCTACAACACCTCCAAGCGAACCACCAGCGCCAGCAACATCACCAGCCATCAGGCCAGTAGTTGGCGTGCTGGTGGATCCCGAATCCCCACAGACTTTCATGAAGCGGCCAAAGCGTATTCGCTGGATGGATGAAAAATATCTGGCATGGGTAAAGACGCAGCCGTGCGAATGCTGCGGAATGCCGTCAGATGATGCTCATCACCTGATTGGCTGGGGACAGGGAGGGATGGGAACGAAGGCGCACGACATCTTCGCGATCCCCTTATGTCGCAAACACCATACCGAACTACACAATGACCCGGTGAAATTCGAGAGAGAACATTCTTCTCAGCCGGCAATGATAATCAGAGTGCTGGACCGGGCCTTTGCGCTCGGCGTTCTGGCTTAAGGAGCAGTACAGGATGACACCACGTCAACGCCGCATTCATGTCGAAGGTCTGGGTAAAGCAGCAGCTGCAACTAGAAAAAGTTACCTCGGAAAGTTCACTCCATTAAAGAGCGTTCAGTCTGCATGGATTAAGTCTTTGCTGACCGTCTGGGGGGAGTGTGTAGGCGGTAAAACCCGGGCGCAATATCGCCTGGAGAACTGCAGCCAGTTCTGGTCTGAGGTGAAACAATCGGAGTGGTCGGATGCTCAGCTGTCGCGCATCACAGAAGCGCTGGGGCAGGCAAGGGAAGAGGGATTCCGTGGCGTTCAGGCGGCATTACGCGCACGCGCTATCCTGTGGCCGGTGACGCTGAATGAGCTGATTGAAGAGAGTGAGCGCCGGGATGATGCTGACTTTATCGAACAGGTCATGCTGAAAACCTTCAGTGCTGAGGATCCTGTTTATCTGGTCGGTCTGCAGTTTTACACCACCCGCAAAAAGATATCCGATATCTCCAGAGAGTTGCAGCTGGTGGCTCCCTGGCTGACCACCGGAGAGGCGCGTAAGCGCGTGCGCTGGTGCCTTGAGATATTCCAGGCGAAGGTGTTTCTGGCCGTGCGCCGCCAGATAGAAACCAGGTAAAAGTGAGAGGTCTGTTAAATATTTTTAAAAGGGAGTTGAAAACGGGCCAGAAAAATGAATAATTCATTCATGCTTGGCAGAGCTGCGCCGCGATGGCAGCGTCGAAAAGCCCTTATTAAACAGATTCTAAAACCTCGCTCCGGCGGGGTTTTTCCTTTTCTGGAGGTCTGCAATGCAAGACGGTAAGCAGCAGCCGTATTTTTTTAACCCTGGCATGACAGCTGAGCAATTGGAAGACTGGCTTGGGCAGCAGAAAACCCACCTTGCTCATTTCAACCGTCTCGTGGAAGAAAAAGCCGCTCTTGAGGAACGGCTGGAAGAAGTCAGTAAAACTATTGAGCTGCTTTCAGGGTCAGGCTTTGAAGGAAGGTTGAGTTTTCCCTATAGGCCCAGTCCTCTTCTGGAAAATCGTCAAACAGAAAAGCTGTTGAAGGCAGATTAAATGCACTCAAAGCCTCCTGGGCTTCATCACTGATATTTTCTACTCTTAGTTCATCCTGAATAACAAACAGAGCATCCTCCAGAGTCAGTTTTCTGATCTCAGAAGGTTGCCATTTTGTTTTCATAAAGATGAGGTGGTACAAAGCTGCCTTTCCCTCAAGTGGATTGAAAATAGTGGCATATTTCTGTCTGTGCTTATGAAGAAGCATTTCAAGGACGTATATCAGCGCCGTTCTGTTCCTGATCTGATTGTCCTGCAAGCTGTCTGGGTAATAAGCGGAGTGTGACATTTTTCTGTTTTCACACACGCGAGACCTGATTACATGCAAAAGATTGTGGTATTCAGACACGTTAATCTCCTTGTCTGTATGGTTATTGGAAAACAACGATAGCAGACGATGTGACGCGCTCCCAGGGGCACGCATTCATTCAATGGCTTCATCCGGCGGAGTTTTTTATTATTAAGTAACATGTAAGTTAATGTATCTTTTAAGATGTAAGCAAAGTAGAGTGCCCGGGTGGTGAATCCCCCTATGCGGTGGGGCGTCCAGACAGGCAGGTGAGTAACGCGGGTCTGTGGTCTGGCACAGAGTCACCGGGAGGCACCCGGCACCACAACCTCAATATCATCTATTTCTAAGGCTGCCAATTGGCGGCCTTTTTCTATTTCAGGCTCCCGGAAACCCCCATCAAGGTCTTGTCGTTAATTCATCCGGAGAGCCTGATTCTTCAAACATAACACCCGCGAACAGCGAGGTGAGAGAAATGTCCCGTATGAGCAAACTTGTCACCGGAGTCGCCCTCGGCACCTCAGGAGGAACCATCCTGAACGGCGTCCTCACAAAACTGAGTCCTGACGAATGGAGCGCCATCGGCGTACTGGCAGGTATTGCCGGGATAATCGTTACAGGACTGATTAACTGGTATTTCAAACGCAAGGTCGCTAATGCGCAGGTTAAGGCGCTGGAGAAATACGGCCCGGCTGTGAAAGTTGGAGAAGACTGATATGCCAATGACCAGCAGCCTTCGCAATAAACTGATCGCCGCAGCTGGTGGCGGCGCAATGCTGATTGCCTCGCTGTTCCTCGGTGGGCAGGATGGCGTAGAAGGGCGAAAGTACGAAGCTTATAAAGACGTCGCCGGAGTATGGACTGTCTGCGACGGCCATACGGGGCGGGATATCTTGAGAGGTAAGAAGTATACCGATCGCGAATGTGACCAGCTGCTATGGAAAGATCTCCAGCCAGCCAAGCGTACGGTAGACAATCTGGTCAGGGTGCCGCTGGGCGAGTATCAGCGCGCCGCGCTTTACAGCTTTGTCTTTAACGTTGGTTCTGACGCGTTCTCGAAGTCCACGCTTCTGCGCAAGCTGAACAAAGGTGATCACGACGGTGCGTGCGAAGAAATGCGCCGCTGGGTTTACGCTGGTGGCATGAAATGGAAAGGCCTCCAGAACCGGCGCGAGATGGAGCGCTCGATGTGCCTGGCGGAGAGCAAACATGACCTTTAGCTTTCGAACGATTCTGCTGATTACTCTCGCAGCCGTTCTGCTGGCAGGTGGTTATGGCGAGCTACGTTACCGGAATGGCTGGTACGCCCATGCCGACCATATCAACGTGCTGGCTGCTGATAAGCGGGCCAAAGCAGAAAAAGCTATTCAGCCTGTCGAACTGAAGGCCGCTCAGGCCAGAGACGAAGGCCGGGTAATCTACCGAACCATAACCCGTGACGTGGTGAAATATGTCCAAGATCCAAATCGTACCGTTTGTGATTTTGACGATGAGTCTATCCGGCTGCGCCAACGTGCCATCGACGCTGCCAACTCCATCAGCGGATTTGATGCGGGAGCCATGCAAGGCAAGTGATGCTGGTGCTGACAGCGATGCTGATCTGCAAGCTGACATCGAGACGGCAGAGTGCTTACGACAGCTGCGCCTCGATAAGTACCGCTGGCAGGCATGGTATAAAGCTGTGAAGTGAATACCGGGCAAAGCTGATCTGCTGGTGGCCTTACTTGCTTTGAAAAAATATCCCTTCCGAAATGAAATCCTGCAGTTCGAAAGGGAGACCAAAGGGGTCATCATTACAAGGAGGATATCAATGTAGTGCATGACTCAACAAAAATCCGAAGTATTAAAATAATAACGTAAATGACGCTTTTTTCTGAGTAGGCTAATACCTACCGAATATTTATTAGCCCGACTAAGCAAAAAATTTTATACAACTCACATTAAAAATTCCGCCATCAACTACATTCAAAGGGCATGAGTGATTCGACATCTTTGCCATTTAAGCCAATCCCCCTAAGCGGTGGGGCAACCAGTAAAAGCTGGACGTATGCGAATTTGCTTACTGGAGTAAGCTCACCGGGAGGCACCCGGGGTTTGAGGGGAAGACTGAAGGAACAGGCATAACGTCGAACTTTGTGCAAAAGCTATCTACATTGCTGCATGACCCTGACCAGTTCTGTCCGAGCTGGTCTTTTTTTGGCAAAAAAAAAGCCCCCTGGAGAGAGGGCAACACATGCTATGAACAGATGTTTCTGAGTGTGCTCATGCGGGTCATGAGATAGTTCCATGGGATTCCCTGGTGTAGGTAGGAGCCTTGCAGGGAGTTATAAATATGGTACGTGGTTCTGATTTAACAAGCGGAAGCGGTAACACCAGGATGATTCTTAATACATAAAAGCAAACGTCCTGATATAGGGTCATATGCTTGATTAAAGCCTTAACTCTGAGGCTCTTACACCGTCTCTCTTCTGGACTGTAAGCATAGAGAATTCTTAGCCTCGAAATCGAGAGGCTTTTTAAACACCGAGGAATAAGCATGACAGTAATTCTTACAGCAAAACAGATTGAGGACCTGGCAGCCTTCGCTAAAGAAGACGGCCAGCCACAATACACCATCACTACTGTGACAATCCCGCAGTTCGAAGCGGATGATGGTGAGATTATCCCGGAATATACTGGACTGATTGCATACTCCGACTCACTGGAACATGGTGTATTGCAACTCGACGGCTAGCCATTACAAAGCCCATCTGCTGGTGGGATTGGTAATGGATATCCCCTCTGGCGGTTAAATCGAAAATATACCCTGTAGGGGATAAGCTACGTTTATCGGTAGGCATGCATTTTCAGCAGGCGATAATGCTTTACTAAATGGTTTGCAGATTTATCCTAATAGCTCTTTTTTAAATGGAGTTAGGTTGATGAAATTCCTTTGGGCACTTTGTATCGTATTCGGAGTAATTGGTTTTATAGAGGGTATTGTTAGCGTGTTTGGCGCTGTCAGCGCGCCTCAGCAGGCAGCTGGCGCAGCAATGGGTGTTGCTTGGGCAGTAATTCCATACTGCATCTGCCGTGCAATACAGCAGATGAGACCGCAGGAAGTCGTGATTAAAAAAGACGAATAGCCTCAGACACTCCATGAAATACAGCCTCGCTTATGCGGGGCTTTTTTATGCGCATCGTACGCGCTTCGAAGAGAGTCTTTCAGTCGTGAGCTTGGGGATCCGCTTCTCTCGAACGGCTATCCCGTACGACAGGCTCACATCTAAAAGGAAACAACTATGGACATTCAAAAGTCGGAGCCTTTAGCTGGCTTATCGTTCGACCATATCCTGCGTTTGCAGAACGCTATTGCTGACCAACTTGACCATTTCAAATACTGCTGGGAGCAGAGCCTTGGTGCATCCCCAGAAGGTAAGGTGCCCGTTATCCTACTGGGTTGTCGTTACACCGTGTTTGCTGGTGGGTTTACGCCTGAAGAGATTGAAGATGCGATCGAGTTCATTCGGGCCGGGCGCAAAGAGAAAGCTGATAAAAAGCTGGTGGGCGAAACTGTTCTCAATGATGCACATGTTCAGCCTGGCATCATTCAAAGTGAGAAGCTGGGTAACGCAACCACCAGCAGCACTTACAGCATCCGTGTAAATGACAGCGAGAGCGAAAAGCGAAGTGTTGTCGGGACGCTCTCAGTTAAAGGCAGCCTTTTCCGGGCGCAGGCAACTGCAACCAAGATTGAGCTTTCAGACGACATGCGTGAAGCGGTGTTAGATGCTGTGCGTAACAGCGATCTGTTTGCCTCCCTGCGTGCTGAGTTGAGCGGACAGGTGGCTTCAATCGACAGTCTGAAAGCGGCTGTTCATGATGTCATTCGCAACGCGACGCAGCCCGGCGGCTTGCTCCATAAAAGATAATGATATCAATTATCATTTCGGCGGGTCCTCCCGGAGGGGTGGCCTGCCACGAGGCGGCGGGCACGCGGAAAACGGCTAGTTTTCGTGATCCAGGGTCATCATCATCATGTGCATAACTGTATGATTTTTATCAGTACCATTTTGCAATGATGTCGAATCGTTCAAAAAGCGCTCACCATCATGGACCAGGAACTCTCCACCCTGAAGCTGAACATCAATCAGCTGGCAGGGATCACCGGCGTTCATCGCCAGACCGTTGCCGCCAGGCTTAAGCAACTCGAGCCTGCGCTGGGCAGCAACAACAAACTCAAACTCTATCTCATCACCGATGTGCTGACCGAACTGATGGCACCCGTCGTTGCGTCCAGCGCCGAAGATATGACGCCTTCGGACAGACTCGCCCACTGGAAAGCGGAAAACGAGCGGCTCAAATTCGAACAGGATACCGGCCAGTTAATCCCGGCTGATGAAGTGGCCCGCGAATTTTCAGTCATGGCAAAAGCTGTGGTGCAGGTGCTGGAAACGTTGCCGGATATTCTGGAGCGTGACTGCGCCATGAGTCCTTCGGCTATAAGTCGAGTGCAAAGTGTTATTGATGACCTTCGCGACCAGATTGCGCAGCGCGTTCTGGACGCAGAACCGGAGGAGGACGAGCCAGAGGAGGACTGATGGCGAAGCGGGCATCTGCCCGGGGGATCCGAAAGGATATCCCTGGAATACTTCGTGCCCCACGCCGCATGCTGGTGGCCGATGCAGTCAGTAAATTTATGCGCGTGCCAATGGGAGCCGGTAACTCTGTTCCCTGGGATCCGAACCTGGCTCCGTATGTACTCGAACCAATGAACTGCCTCGCGTCGCGTGAGTATGACGCGGTTGTGTTTGTCGGCCCGGCTCGAACGGGAAAGACGATCGGCCTGATTGACGGGTGGGTGGTTTATAACGTGGTCTGCGACCCGTCAGACATGCTGATCATTCAGATGACAGAGGAAAAGGCACGCGAGCACTCGAAAAAACGACTGGATAGGACGTTCCGTTGCAGTCCGGAAGTGGCAACCCGCCTGAGTCCCCGCAGGAACGATAACAACGTTTACGACAGGACTTTCAGGGCAGGTAACTATCTCAAGATAGGCTGGCCGTCGGTCAATATCATGTCCTCGTCAGATTACAAGTGCGTCGCCCTGACAGATTATGACCGCTTCCCGGAGGATATCGACGGGGAAGGGGATGCATTCTCTCTCGCCTCCAAACGTACCACCACATTTATGTCGTCCGGCATGACGCTGGTGGAGAGTTCACCAGGCCGGGACATCCGCGATACGAAGTGGCGCCGGAGTTCCGCGCATGAAGCCCCGCCGACAACCGGGATTCTATCACTGTACAACCGTGGCGATCGCCGCCGCTGGTACTGGCCTTGTCCGCATTGTGGTGAATTTTTCCAGCCTGAGATGACGGCGATGACCGGGTACCGGGAAATCACCGACCCGGTAAAGGCCAGCGAAGCGGCCTGTATACATTGCCCTTCCTGCTCCGGGGTGATCACCGCCGGCCAGAAACGCGCCCTTAATATGAAAGGTGTCTGGCTGCGTGAGGATCAGCAGATCGACAGCAGCGGAACAATAACGGGTACCGGACGGCGGTCACGAATCGCGTCGTTCTGGATGGAAGGCCCGGCAGCTGCATATCAGACATGGGCCCAGCTGGTTTACAAACTGCTGACCGCTGAACAGGAGTACGAAGCGACCGGCAGTGAAGAAACGCTGAAGACGGTTATTAACACCGACTGGGGGCTTCCGTATCTCCCGCGCTCCAGCATTGAGCAACGCAAAGGTGACGAACTGCTGCAGCGCGCCGAACCGGTAGAACGTCGGCGCGTGCCTGCTGGGGTTAACTTCCTCGTGGCGACTGTCGATGTTCAGGGCGGTAAAAACCGGCGATTTGTGGTGCAGGTTGTTGGCTATGGTGCCCACGGCGAACGGTGGGTGGTTGACCGGTACAACATCATGCAGTCGATGCGCACCACACCTGACGGCGAAAGCTATCATATCGACCCTGCCAGCTACCCGGAGGACTGGGATCTTCTGCGTACCGATGTGCTGGAGAAAACCTGGGCGCTTGATGGCGAACCGGGAAAGCGAATGAGCCTGCTGGCAATGGCCGTCGACTCCGGCGGTGAAGATGGTGTTACGGACAACGCCTATGAGTTCTGGCGGCGCTGTCGCCGTGACGGTCTGCAGCGCAAAGTCTGGCTTTTCAAGGGTGATAGCCAGACCCGGGCGAAGTTAATTACCAAAACCTACCCGGATAACACCGGGCGTTCTACCCGACGTGCGAAGGCGGCCGGTGATGTCCCTCTCTACCTTCTCCAGACAAACGCACTTAAAGACCGGATCAACAACGCGCTGTGGCGCGATGTGCCGGGGCCGAACTATGTGCATTTTCCTGACTGGCTGGGAGGATGGTTTTACGACGAACTGACCTATGAGGAGCGATCATCTGATGGGAAATGGACGAAGCCAGGCAAGGGGGCCAACGAAGCGTTTGACCTTATGGTTTACGCACATGCCCTGGTCATTCTTCATGGTTACGAAAAGATTAAGTGGCCTGACGCCCCTGAGTGGGCGCGCCGTGAGAGTTATCTCGTGGCTGAGCCATCGCCAGACGCGCCTGCAGTGGCAGCGGCGCCGGTTGCAAAACCGTCAGTATCAGAATCTAAGGCTACGAAACCAGCCCGTGAATCGGCATGGTCATCATCATCAGGAGGCTGGGTGTGAATCTCAATGATATTCAGGACATGGTCAGACGCTATACCGAAGCGGAAATGGCGATTCTACAGGGCAAGTCCATCACGTTTAACGGTCAGCAGATGACCATGGAAAACCTGAGCGAGATACGGAAAGGTCGTCAGGAGTGGGAACGAAAACAGGCAATTGCTTTGGCTGCCGCAACCGGCAGAGGTGGCTCCTTTAAACTGGCGAGGTTCCCGCGATGAGCGCCCTGGATAATCTGATAGGCGTGTTTTCTCCTGGCTGGAAAGCAGAGCGCCTTAAGTCGCGCCTGATGATCCAGGCATACGAGGCTGTCATTCCTACCCGAACGCACCGTGCAAAACGCGAGAACCGTTCAGCGAATCAGCTGACGCAATTTGGCGGACGCTCACTGCGCGAGCAGGCCCGGTGGCTCGATTGTAACCACGATCTGGTGATCGGCATCCTTGATAAGCTCGAGGAGCGCATCGTGGGTGCGAAAGGCATCATCGTTGAGCCTCAACCCCTGATGAAAAACGGCGAGATAGCCGCTGACGTTGCCAAGCAGATCCGTGCCAAATGGGCGGAATGGTCCGTTTCTCCAGATGTTACCGGCCAGTTTACCCGGCCAGTGCTTGAGCGTCTGATGTGCCGGACCTGGTTACGTGACGGCGAAGTGTTCGCGCAGCTGGTCAGTGGCACCGGAAATGGGCTGTCGCCTGTGGCAGAAATTCCTTTCTGGATAGAGGCGCTGGAGCCCGACTTTGTACCGATGGAGAAGACTGAGACGGGTCAGAAGTTATGCCAGGGCATTTATCTCAACGACTGGGGCCGCCCGACCAGATACATGGTCTACAAGAACCTTCCGGCAGAAGGTATGCGCCAGGGTGACACAAAGGATATTCAGGCAGAGAACATGCTTCACCTGAAGTTCATGCGCCGCCTACATCAAATCAGAGGTAACTCACTGCTGGCCGGGGTGCTGATGCGTCTCTCGGCATTGAAGGAATACGAGGACGCCGAGCTGACCGCTGCCCGCATCGCTGCGGCGCTGGGCATGTTCATCAAGAAAGGTGATGGTCAGTCGTATCCGGAAGACAGCTCGCAAGGCTCCCGGGAACTGAACATTGAACCCGGCATGCTGTTTGACGATCTCCGTCCCGGTGAAGATATCGGGATGATTAAATCGGACCGACCAAATCCCAACCTCGAAACTTTTCGCAATGGGCAGCTCCGTGCTGTGGCTGCCGGATCGCGCGGTAGCTTCTCCAGTATCGCCCGTAACTACGACGGGACATACAGCGCGCAGCGCCAGGAGCTGGTGGAGTCAACCGAAGGCTATTTCATTCTTCAGGACGCATTCATCGCTGCAATCACCCGACCGATGTACCGGGCCTGGCTCAAGATGGCGATTGCTACAGGAGAGATCACGGTCCCGCAAAATGTGGATAAAGCCACGCTTTACAGTGCCGTGTTCTCCGGTCCCGTTATGCCGTGGATTGACCCCGTTAAAGAGGCGAATGCATGGAAAATTCTGCTCCGTGGTGGTGCTGCAACCGAAAGTGAATGGGTGCGTGCCCGCGGTGCAAATCCCGATGATGTGAAACGCCGCCGTAAGGCGGAGATAGATGAAAACCGTAAACAGGGGCTGGTGTTCGATACAGACCCGGCAAACGACAAAGGAGACACCAGTGTCGAGGAAACAAAACCGGGTAAAGAATCGCCCAAAAGCCCACGCAAAAAATAGCTGGTTCCGTATGCAGGCCAGTTCGGAAAACGAAGCTGAGATCTATATCTACGACGAGATCGGCTATTGGGGGGTAACGGCGAAGCAGTTCGTCGCAAACCTTAAGGCTCTGGGCGACGTCACCCACATCAAACTGCATATCAACTCCCCTGGTGGCGATGTCTTTGATGGGATCGCCATTTTTAATGCCCTGAAATTCCACGGCGCGGCGATCACCGTTTATATCGACGGTCTGGCTGCCTCAATGGCATCAGTAATCGCCATGGTAGGAGATCCGGTGATCATGCCGGAAAACACCATGATGATGATCCACAAGCCCTGGGGTTTTGCTGGCGGTGACGCTGATGACATGCGCGACTATGCCGACCTGCTCGACAAAGTGGAGTCGGTGCTGATCCCGGCATACGCGCAAAAGACGGGCAAAAGCACCGAAGAAATTGCGGCAATGCTGGAGGATGAGACCTGGCTCTCCGGCACGGAATGTCTGGAGCTGGGCTTCGCTGACCAGGTCACACCATCCTTGCAGGCAATGGCCTGTATCCATTCGAAACGTATTGAGGAATTTGAAAAGATGCCAAAAAGCATTCGTAATATGATTACCCCGCCGCGCAACTCCACCCAGCGCGAACCACTGAATCAACAGCCGCCAGCAGCTCCTGTTGTTAATGAGAGCGACATTCGCGCTCAGGTTCTGGCAGAGCAAAAAGCCCGTGTAAATGGCATCAGTGATCTCTTTGCCATGTTCGGCAACAAGCATATGGAACTGCAAAACAAGTGCGTGGCTGATCCGGATTGTTCGGTAGAACAGGCAAAAGACCTGCTGCTGGCTGAGCTGGGGAAAACCGCTACGCCTTCCAACAAAACCAACCAGCCACATATTCACGCCGGGAACGGTAACTTTGTCGGCGACGGGATCCGCCAGGCGCTAATGGCGCGTGCCGGCTATGAAAATCTTGAGCGTGATAACGTCTATAACGGTATGACGCTGCGCGAATACGCCCGCATGTCCCTGACTGAGCGCGGCATCGGGGTCTCCAGTTACAACCCGATGCAGATGGTCGGTTTTGCGCTGACGCACAGCACCTCTGATTTTGGCAATATCCTGCTCGATGTCGCCAACAAGGCGCTGTTGCAGGGCTGGGATGAAGCGGCAGAGACCTTTGAACAATGGACCAAGAAAGGCAGCCTGAGCGACTTCAAGACCGCACATCGTGTTGGCATGGGCGGTTTCCCGTCGCTGCGCCAGGTTCGCGAAGGTGCTGAATATAAGTACGTCACCACCGGCGATAAAGGTGAAACAATCGCATTGGCAACCTACGGCGAGATCTTCTCTATTACCCGTCAGGCCATTATCAACGACGATCTGAACCAGCTAACCGATGTCCCTATGAAAATGGGCCGTGCGGCGAAAGCCACTATTGGCGATCTGGTATACGCGGTGCTGACTGAAAACCCAAAAATGTCTGACAATAAAGCTCTGTTCAGCTCAGATCATAAAAACCTCTCTTCCGGCGCCATCGATGTATCTAACCTCGATAAAGCGCGCCAGCTTATGCGCGTACAGAAAGAAGGTGAGCGTTCGCTGAATATTCGGCCAGCTTACGTGCTGGTACCAACAGCGCTGGAAACCGTAGCGAGCCAGACCATTAAGTCTGCCAGCGTTAAGGGTGCCGACGTCAATGCCGGTATTTTTAACCCCATCCAGAACTTTGCGCAGATTATCTCTGAAGCGCGCCTGGACGATGCCGATCCAGCCGCATGGTATCTGGCGGCACAGAAAGGCAGCGATACCATTGAGGTTGCTTACCTGAACGGCGTTGATACTCCGTATATCGATCAGCAGGAAGGTTTCACCACCGATGGCGTGGCTACTAAAGTGCGTATCGATGCGGGCGTAGCGCCGCTGGATTATCGCGGCCTGGTCAAATCTACCGGTAAGTAATCCCCCCGAAAATGAACCGGCCCGACAGGGCTTTTTTTATATCTGCAACATGGCCCCGATGTGGGCCATACGGAGAGCTCATGAAGAATTACGTACAGGATGGTCATACCATTGATTTAACCAACCCGGGTTCTGCGGTAATCGCCAGTGGCACGCCTGTTGCCGTGGGTGATGTCCTGGCGATCGCTATTGCTGATATTGCCGTCGGCGAAACCGGCACAGGGCTAACCACTGGCGTTGTCCAGCTGCCGAAACTGGCAGCTGATGATATTGCCCAGGGCAAAACTGTGTACTTCAAAAGCGGGAAGATTCAGCTGGATGCTACCGGGGCGACGGCGGCCGGAAAAGCCTGGCAGGCTGCCGGCGCGAACGTCGCCGCCGTACTGGTTAAGCTGAATGGCTAACCCCTTCGACGCGATGGTGGCCCGTATGGACGCGGCCACCGTCAATCTGATGGCGGATAAGGTCACCATCAACGGTGTCAGTTTTGATGCTGTAGAAAGCCAGTTTGTCGCAGAAATGGGGCCGCTGGTGGGGGATGGCCTGTCACTGGTGGTGTTCTCCCAGGCAGTGTCGCCACGCAAAGGCGATGCCATTCACTGGAAGGGGCAGGACTACACCGTTACCCGTAAACAGCTGTTCAATGGTAAGCCACAGATCTGGATTGAGTAATGGAGGATTTATGTCCATTAAAGGGCTCGAACAGGCGATCGCTAACCTAGAAAGCATCAGCAAAACCGCGGTGCCGAGGGCATCCTCTCAGGCGGTGAATCGTGTAGCTACCCGGGCCATCTCCCGCAGCACCCGGCAGGTTGCGAAAAATACCCGGGTGCAGCGGAAACTCGTCAATCAGCGTGCACGCCTGAAGAAAGCCACGGTACGTAAACCGCAGGCAACCATTCGGGTAAACCGCGGCAACCTCCCGGCGATCAAGCTGGGTGTAGCTAGTGTCCGGCTTTCCCGACGAAAGCGTGACAAAGCTGGTGCCAGTAGCGTTCTGGTCATCGGGCGGTTTCGCTTCCCGGGCGGATTCATTCAGCAACTCAAAAACGGGCGCTGGCATGTCCTGCGGCGAACGACAAAAAGCCGCTACCCGCTTGAGGTGGTGAGCATTCCTTTGGCGGTACCGCTGACTGAGGCATTTAAGCAGGAAAGCACCCGCCTGACGGCAACGGATCTTCCGAAAGAACTTTCTGCTGCCTTACGCAATCAACTGAGGATAATTCTGACCAAATGAAACATCCCCTGATCCGCCAGGCGGTTCTTAATGTCCTGAAAGCAGGCATTACTGACCCTGTAACGTGGTCTGATGGACGCCCTGCTGTACTCGAGTCCGAAGATCTCCCGGCTGTCGCTGTCTATATCACTGACGCGCAGTCAACAGAGGAATCGATCGACGAAGATATCTGGCGCGCCACACTTCATATCGAGGTGTTCCTGAAAGCGAGCGAAACGGATACAGCGCTTGATACCTGGATGGAAAACAAAATCTACCCCCGGCTCAACGAGATCCCCGGCCTCACCCCCTTAATTGAATCCATTTCAGCCCAGGGCTATGACTATCAGCGCGATGACGAAATGGCGACATGGGGCTCTGTTGATCTGAAATATTCCATTACCTACGAAATGTGAGGATGTTATGACCACACCTAACCCGCTGGCACCTACGAAAGGCGCCGGCACTACGCTCTGGATTTACACCGGAAGTGGTGAGCCGTATGCCAATCCGGTTTCGGATGTTGGCTGGCTGCGTCTGGCAAAGATTAAGGATCTTCAGCCTGGCGAGCTCACCGCTGAGTCAGAGGACGACACCTATATCGATGACGACAACTCTGACTGGACCTCTACCATGCAGGGTCAAAAGTCCGCTGGGGATACCAGCTTTACACTCGCCTGGTTGCCGGGTGAAAGCGGTCAGCAGGACCTGGTGAACTGGTTCGATGACGGTACGGTTAAGGGGTACAAAATTAAGTACCCGAATGGTGCCGTCGATGTTTTCAAAGGCTGGATAAGTAGCCTTGGGAAGACGGTTACGGCTAAAGAGGTGATGACCCGAACGGTAAAAATCACCAATAACGGCAAACCCTCTCTGGCAGAAGACGGCGGTACTGCGGTAATTGGCGTGACGGGTATCAGCCTGGATAAATCCACCGCAGCGGTTGCTGTCGGTGCGACCACGCAACTGGCAGTGACGGTCCTGCCAGCCAGCGCTTCAGATGCTTCTTTCCGCGTGGCGACTTCTGATCCGTCGAAAGCAACAGTGACGGTCAGTGGCTCAACGCTGACCATCACCGGCGTGGCTGCGGGCACCGTTGAAATTATTGTCATGACCAATAGCGGTAACTTTGCGGCAATCTGCAAGGTGACCGTTTCCTGAAACCCGGGGCGGGAGCCCCGTACTCCGGAGTAAATATGTTTCTTAAAACTGAACAGCTCAAGCATAACGGCAGCAGCGTGACACTGTACCAATTGTCAGCGCTACAGCGCATTGAACACCTCGAGTATCTGAAAAAGCTGGAAGCGGTTGAAGAAGGTGATTTCCAGACCGCTATCACCCTCACTGTGAAAAATGGTGCTTACCTAGTGGCGCTGTCGCTCTGGCATGGTCATGCGCTGAAAGGTACGCTTCCTGAGGGCGCGCCGACGGAAGTGTCGAAAATTCAGGATGAAGTCCTGCAGACCTGGCCGACGGAGCTTATTGCAGAGGCGGATTTTAAGGTGAAACTTCTCTCCGGCATGATTGAACCGCAGTCAGAGGACCCGGAGGGAGAGATTAGCGAGCCTGCGGAACCCGTAACTGCGGAAAAGCCCTCGCCAGTGAGCTGACGTTTGTCCTCAAACTGGCGCGTGAGTTCGGTCGCCCTGACTGGCGCGCCATGCTTGCTGGTATGTCCTCAACGGAATACGGCGACTGGAAAATATTCTACCGGGAAAACTTCTTTCAAGATGCGCAGCTGGATGTCCACTTCTCCGGCCTGCTCTACACCATTTCAACCCTGTTTTTTGCCGACCCTGAGCTGACGCCTGACAGCTTCAGCATTCTTTCGCCTGCATCTGAGCCCTTAGAAGCAGCAGAGCAGGACGACGATGCGCTAATGGCGAAGGCGGCAGGTATATCAGGAGGCGTGCGTTATGGCCCAGACGGCAGTCGGTGATCTGGTCGTTAATCTTGACGTTAATTCGACGAAATTTAGCGAGCAAATCAGCTACGTCAAGAAAGAATTTAAGCAGACGGGAGATGCAGCTAACGATTCTGCTTTGAGGATCCAGCAGTCATTCAGCCGGCAGGAGAGCGCTGCCCGCAAGGCAGGCATCTCTGTAGGGCAGTACAACGCGGCGATGCGTATGCTCCCGGCGCAGTTTACAGATATCGCCACGCAGTTGGCGGGCGGGCAGAGCCCCTGGCTGATCCTGCTCCAGCAGGGCGGACAGGTTAAAGACTCCTTTGGCGGAATTATTCCAACATTTCGCGCGCTATTGGGTACCATCTCGCCGCTTATGATCGGTGTTGGGGCGCTATCGACCGCTGTGGGTGCACTGCTCTACACCTGGTACGCTGGCTCGTCCACATTGTCTAATTTTAATAAAACGCTGGTGCTCTCCGGTAACACTTCTGGGCTGACCGCAGACCGCATGCTGGTGCTAGCACGAAACGGTCAGTCTGCTGGACTGACATTTAACCAGACCACCAAAGCACTGACTGAGTTGATCAACGCTGGCGTGCGTGCGAGTTCCAATTTTGACGACATGAGCCAGGCCGTTGCCCGCTTCACCGAAGCATCGGGTGTTCCAGTTGACAAAGTTGCCGCTGCGTATGGCAAGCTGACAACTGACCCGACATCGGGACTTATTGCGATGGCTCAGCAATTTCACAACGTCACTGCTGAGCAGGTTGCACATGTTGCCCAATTGCAGCGTGCAGGCGATGAAGCCGGAGCGCTTAAGGCGGCGAACGATGCTGCAACAGCCGGATTTAACGACCAGGCCAAATCTATTCGGGAAAACATGGGGTCGATTGAGACGGCTGCTGACACACTGAAGCGCGCCTTCAAATCAATGTGGGATGCGGCGCTCGATGTCGGTCGGCCTGATACTGCGCAGGAGATTGTGGCAAAAGCAGAAGCGGTATTCAAGAAAGCCAATGAGATATGGACACTTCGCAAAGACGATCGCTACGTCAATGACGAAGCTCGCGCCCGGTTCTGGAACGACCGCGAAACGGCCCGTTTGGCACTTGATATGGCTCAGCAGCAGGCGGGAATAGTTAAAGCGAACGAGGTAAGTACCTCCCGCGAAGCAGCTGCGGAATCTGACCGTCAGAAGTATGCAGCGCAGGCACAGGCCAACTATTCAAAAACCCAATCAGCACTGGAAAAATACACGGCCCGTCAGAGTGAGCTCAACAAGGCACTGAAAGAGGGGCGGATCCTTCAGGCAGACTACAACATCAACATGGCGGCAGCCAAAAAGGAATACGATGACTCCCTGAAGAAACCAACAAAAATCAGGACGCCGGGTGGCGCAAGGCTCACTGACAGCACCAGTATGCAGACACTGGAGCTGCAGACGCAACTAGAGGTGTTGCGCCAGCACAGTGATATTAACGACACGATTAGCCAGCAGCGTCAGCAGCTGTGGAAAGAGCAGGCCAGATTTACGGTCCTTGAGCAGGCTGCGAAAACCCGGGCGCTGACCGAAGATGAAAAGTCCCTGCTCGCCAGCAAGGAGAGGGTGCTCGCGCAGGCAGAGATCAATGCAAAACTAGGTGACCAGATCGCCACGCAGGAGCGCCTGAACCGTCTGCAGGACACGTCGCAGAAGTATGAAACCCAGATGGGTGAGAAAACGCGGGCGCTGGCGGAAAGTGCCGGAAAGAGCAGTCGTGCGGCACAGCGGCGCAATGAAGAGGCTCAGTTACTTCAGGGGTGGAAAAACGGCGGCGGGTCTGAAAAAGATCCGGGGTATCAGAAAGAGCTGCAGGCGCTACAGGGATACTACCAGCAGCAGGATAAGATACGCGGTGACTGGCTGTCCGGTGGGAAATCCGCCTGGGCTGATTACGCCGATTCAGCCGGAGACGCGTACGGCCAGATGAAAAATGTCGCGGCCAGCACCTTTGACGGCATGACGCAAAACCTTGCCGACATGCTTACCACCGGGAAAGCAAAATGGGGTGACTTCACCCGCTCAACGCTTTCAATGCTGGCGCAGATCGCCCTTAAACAGGCGGGGGTAGGGATTGTGGGCGCTGTGAGTTCGGCAATCGGATTCGCTGGGGGCGGCTATACCGGGTCGGGCGGTAAATATGAACCTGCCGGGGTGGTTCACCGCGGGGAGTTCGTTTTTACCAAAGAGGCGACCAACCGGATCGGAGTAGGCAATCTGTACAGCATGATGCGCGGTTACGCATCCGGCGGGTTAGTCGGCGGCGGCAGTATGCCCGCTTCGCCCATGGGAGGGGTAAGTGTCTATGCCCCAGTCAGTGTCAGTCAGCAGGGCGGTGGCGGAGACACCAGCCAAGCTGACACCATCGGAACGGCTCGGCAGCTTCAGGGCATTGTCCAGCAGACCATCACTGACCGACTCAAAAAGGAAATGGGGCCTGGTGGTGTACTTTACTCAAGGAGATAGCGGTGACAGACACATTCAGCTGGCGTACCCGTAAAACGGCCCGGGGAAGTGAAAGTGCCCGCACGCTTCAGTCCCAGTTTGGAGACGGGTATAAACAGATCGCCGGGATGGGGCTCAATGACAGGTCCGAATCCTGGGATCTAGACTGGACGGGAACACGCACCGAGGCTGCCACCCTGCGCGCGTTCCTTATGTCGCACATCACCAAATCGTTCTGGTGGACGAACCCATGGGGAGAAAAGAAGCTCTACCGGATGAAAGCTGATTCATTCAGTGTTTCATTCCCTTCTGGAAAAATAGCGACTGTGACGTTCACTTTCGAGCAGGCCTTTGCTCCCTGAATATCTTTAAATCCAGTTTAACCAGCCGCCTCCGGGCGGTTTTTTTATGGAGTGAATATGAGTTTCACGCAGGATATACAGCAGCTGGAACCTGGGCAGCTTGTCCAGCTGATTGAAATTGACGGCACTGAATTTGGCATGGATACGATACTGCGCTTCCATGCGCACAATATTGCCACGGCTGGCTGGGCGGCCTTCGCCGCCGATAACCTGCCCGCGATTGTCTGGCAGGGTCAGCAATACGATCCTTACCCGTACGAGCTGAAAGGCCTGGAACTCTCCAGCACGGGCGCGCAGCCCACGCCCACGCTTTCCGTGTCGAATGTCGGAAACTACGTGACGGCGCTGTGCCTTGAGTTCGACGACCTGGCGAAGGCGAAGGTGAAGATCCACACCACGCTGGCGAAATATCTGGACGCAGCCAACTGGACAGCGGGCAACCCGAATGCCAGCCCGGTGGATGAGCGCGTACAGCTTTTTTACGTAAATGCCAAAACCGCAGAAACGCGGGTACAGGTCGACTTTGAGCTGTGCTCGCCGTTCGACATCCAGAACCTGCAGCTACCCACCCGGCAGATCACTCCGGTCTGCACCTGGTGCACGCGCGGCTGGTACCGCACCGGTACAGGATGCGACTACAACGGGAACCGCTATTTTCTTAAGGACGGCACCCCCACGGATAACCCGGCGCTGGATATGTGCGGTGGTCTGATGCCGGACTGCGAAGCGCGGTTCGGGGCCGGTAACCCGCTGCCGTTTGGCGGTTTCCCGGCGGCCAACCTTCAGGGCAAATAACCATGCGAAAAAAACTGATGGATGCGATCCGCGCCCACGTCTCAGCGGAATATCCGAACGAGGCCTGTGGTGTGGTGGTGCAAGCAGGACGGACGCAGCAGTACATCCCGTGCCGCAATATTTCGGCAACACCCACAGAGGCTTTCACTATCTCGCCGAAGGATAAGCTCGCCGCGTCGGAGTTGGGTGAAATCATTATGATTATCCACTCCCACCCGGATGTGGTGCAGCTTGTTCCGTCCGAAATGGACAGAGTGCAGTGCGACTGGTCTGGAGTGGAGTGGGGCATTATGAGCTGGCCGGACGGGGATTTCTGCACGCTGGCGCCACGTGAGGACCGGGACTACGCCGGGCGGCGTTGGGTGCTGGGCTTTGCCGACTGCTGGGCACTGATCCGGGAGTGGTACCAGCGCGAGCACGGCATTGCCCTAGGTGATTACTCGGTACCGTACGAGTGGTGGGAGCAGGGCGAAAACCGCTACGACGATAACTGGGAGGCAGAAGGCTTTATTCAGGTCGACCCGGCGGATATACGGCCCGGAGATATGATCATGATGCGCGTACAGGCACAGGTAACCAACCACGCGGCTGTTTACCTTGGTCACCACGAGCACCAGGACAATATCATGTTACACCATAATTTCGGCAGCCTGTCTGCCCGGGTTCCGTACGGCAAGTACTACCGCGACCGCACCGTTCGTGTGGTCCGGCACAAGGAGTTGATGAATGCTCAAGACACTGATTCTTGAAGGTCGTATGGCGAAAAAGTTCGGGCGCGAGCACAAATTTCACGTTGAGGATTTGCGCGAGATGCTCCGCGCCATGTGCAGCCAAGTTCCCGGCTTCAAACGCTACCTGTCAGAGGGGCATATGAAGGGGATCCGCTTCGCCTTCTTCAATGGCAAAAACAACATCGGCCTTGATGAGTTCGACATGACCCGCGGCGGGGCGGTGTACCGGATTTCAGCCATAACCGAAGGCTCAAAGCGCGGCGGCGTGCTGCAGATCGTTATCGGGGCGGTGGCGCTCGTGGCCGCGTATTTTACTGCGGGCGCCTCGCTGACGGCGATAGGCCTGAGTACAGCTGCCGCAACCGCGACCACGACGGCATTAACCGGGCTAGGTCTGTCGATGATGCTAGGGGGCACAGTTCAGCTGCTGACACCCCAGCCGAAATATAATGTCGGTGCCTCATCCAGTACGGACAATAAACCCAACTACGCCTTTGGCGCGCCGGTGAATACCGTGGCGATGGGATATCCGGTACCACCATTGCTTGGAGAGCGTGAGGTCGGCGGTCCGATAATTAACGCAGGTATTTTCTCCAGCGATCAGCAATAAAAACTGACCAACTCCAGGCCACCTGCGGGTGGTCTTTTTTATGGGTGAATTATGCGACATCTTGAAGATGAGGCCCTGATTCAGGGACGCAAAGGCGGTGGCGGCAAACAGCATACCCCTGTTGAGGATCCGGACGACCTGCTGTCGACAGCAAAATTAAAAATGCTGGTGGCCGTTGCTGAAGGTGAAATTCAGGGTGATCTGACCGCGCAAAAGATTTTTCTCAACGACACGCCACTGGCTAACGATGACGGCAGCTTTAACTTCACCGGCGTGAAGTGGGATTTTCGCCCCGGAACGCAGGACCAGACCTACATTCAGGGATTGCCAGAAACCAATAACGAGCTGTCAGCAAACGTGACAGTCACCACCTCAGCGCCCTGGACACGGCAGTTCACTAACCTGATGCTGGATGCCGTACGCATCAAGCTTAGCCTACCCGTGCAGTACACCTATAAAGACAACGGCGATATGGTCGGCACGGTAACGGAGTACGCTGTTGACCTCTCGACTGATGGTGCAGCCTGGCAAACAGTGGTTAACGGTAAATTCGACGGGAAGACGACCAGTGAATATCAACGCGATCACCGTATAGACCTGCCGGCCGCCACAACCGGATGGGCGGTGCGGGTGCGTCGTATTACGCCTGATTCTGTGGGTAACTCAAAACTGATAAATGCCTTCAAGGTATTCTCGTTTGCTGAGGTGATCGATAGCAAGTTACGCTACCCCAACACGGCACTGCTTTATATAGAGGTGGATGCCAGCCAGTTTACCAGTGGCGCACCGAAGGTAACCTGCAGGCTCAAAGGTAAGCTGGTACGCGTGCCGGACTCTTACGATCCGGTTACGCGCACTTACAATGGCACATGGTCGGGTGGCTTTAAGATGGCCTACACCAACAACCCGGCCTGGATATTTTATGATCTCGTGCTGGATGAGATTTACGGCATGGGTACCCGCATCGATGCAAGCATGATCGATAAGTGGGAGCTGTACGCCATTGCACAGTACTGCGACCAGCGGGTTTCGAACGGGGCGGGCGGCACTGAGCCGCGTTTTACCTGTAACGTTTACATCCAGAGCCAGCAGGACGCCTACACCGTTCTCAGCGATCTGGCGGCTATATTCCGTGGGATCACCTTCTGGGGCAACGACCAGATTTACGTACGGGCGGATGTGCCGCAGGATGAGGTTGATTTTACCTATCACGCATCTAACGTCATCGACGGGTTGTTTACCTACGGCGGCGGCAGTTACAAAAACCGCTACTCATCTGCCCTGGTCTCCTGGTCTGATCCCCAGAACCATTACAGCGACACCACAGAGAGTGTCTACGACTCTGACCTCGTGAAGCGGTACAAGGTCAACCAGATGTCGATGACGGCGATCGGCTGCACCTCCCAGAGTGAGGCGCATCGCCGTGGACGCTGGGCACTGCTGTCAAACGCGCGCGACGGAACGGTATCATTTGGTGTTGGGCTGGATGGTTATATTCCGCTGCCGGCTGAAATTATCGGTATCGCGGATCCGTTCCGTGCTGGCAAGCAGAACGGTGGGCGTATCCGGGCGGTAAACGGGCGTAATTTCACGCTTGATCGTCCCGCTGACTACACCGCAGGCGATCGCCTGGTGGTCAACCTTCCTGACGGCAAGGCGCAGACGCGGACAATCACGTCCGTTAGCGCGGATAAACAGACGGTGACGGTTGCGACCTCCTTCAGACTGCAGCCTGATCCCGGCGCGGTGTGGGCCATCGACAGCGATAACCTGGCTATTCAGTATTTTCGCGTTACGTCCATCCGGGCGAACGACGACAGCAATGGTGGTTTTACGATCACTGCGGTTCAGCACGACCCGGATAAATACCGCTATATCGATGACGGTGTGCGCATTACCCCAGCGCCGGTGACCGTTACGCCGGTAAGCGTTCTGCCAGCACCGAAAAACATCCTCCTCACCGAAACCGACCACATCGAGCAGGGACTTACGGTCGCCACCATGAATGCGTCCTGGGAGCGGGTGGATGGTGCGATCCGTTACCAGGCCCAGTGGCGCAAGGATAATGGCGACTGGATAAACGTGCCGGTGACCAGCGCCCAGGGGTTTGCTGTGCAGGGGATCTACACCGGGAGCTACGACGTGCGGGTGCGTGCGCTGAACGCGCAGGAGTCAGGTTCGCCGTGGGGCTACGCCGATACGACTTACCTCACGGGCAAAACCGGCAAACCTGGCACGCCGCAGAGCCTGCTGGCGAGCGACGATGTGGTCTGGGCTATCGATATCACCTGGGCGTTCCCGGATGGTACCGGCGATACGGCATACACCGAGCTTCAGCGCGCCACCACGGATGACAAGGCTAACCCACAGTTACTGGCGCTAGTGCCGTATCCGGCGACGCATTATCAGCATGGTCCAATGCTGGCGGGCGTCAGTCAGTGGTACCGCGCGCGCCTGGTCGATCGCATCGGCAACACCGGCGACTGGACCACGTGGGTGGCAGGCCAGTCCAGCTCGAAAGCCAGTGATTATCTCGACATGATCGGCGACACGCTCGAGCAGACCGACGGCTATAAAAACCTTGTCTCAGACATCGCTGACCTCAGTGGCGATATTCAGTCAGCGCGCGATGACATCAGCACAGTCACGACAGAGTCGGCGGCGACCAAAGCAGGCTTGGCACAGGAGGTCACGGACCGTAAGAAAGCCATCACCGATGAGGCAACGGCGCGCGCCCAGGCGCTGCTGACCGAAAAGAACGCGCGCGTCGCAGATATCAGTAACGTCAATCAGACGATCCAGACTACCACCGAATCACTGGCGCAGATGATGGCGCAGATTTCTGCGGGTACTGGCGAACAGTTTGACCCACTCAAAATCTGGTATTTCGATTCGACAGTGGAGGGCTGGACCGGGAACGGGACCCCGACCATTGTTGACGGCTGGATACGCCCGGCGAACCATGCCACCGATCCGTGGGTGGCGTCTCCCGGCTCACTGGGTGTTAACTCGTCGTCCTATCGCTTCGTTAAAATGCGCATCAGGAAGTTCGGGGCGCCGGACTGGGTGGGGCAGCTGCGCTGGCGGGGTACTGGTGGTTTCAACGACACCAATATGGTCACCGTCGCCGAGCCTGCTTATGACGCGAACGGGATCGCCACGCTGGCGTTTGACAATATCCCCTGGCTGACTGAAGCCACGATGAATCAGTTCAGGCTGGATCTGTCCACTAAGCAGGACGCGACGAACTACTACCTGATTGACTGGGTGGCGCTCGGACGGCCTACTCCCGGTGCAGGGATGGCGGCCCTTCAGGCAGAAACGACAGCCCGTGTCCAGGGCGACCAGGCGGAAGCCACATCGCGCGAGACGCTGGCGACGCAGATCCGGGGCGGTTATACCGGTGATGACCCGTCGAAGCTGGCCTCGGGCCTGCTCTACACCGAACGACAGGCGCGCATCACGGCGCAGGAAGCGGAGGTGACAGCCCGGACGGCGCTGGAAGCGACCGTTAACGCCAACAAAGCCAGCGTGACGCAGGAGCTGGCAACGCTGACGACTGAGCAGGAGGCGCAGGCTACTACGCTGTCGGGCCTGCAAACCACCGTCGGGAAAAATACCGGCGATATCACGCGCATCGATAAAGCCGTCGCTGATAACAACAAAGCGCAGACTACCGCGCTGGCTGCTGTTAAAGCCACAACAGACCAGAACACGGCGGATATCAGCACAGAAACCACGGCCCGTACGGATGCAGACAGCGCGCTCGGTCGCCGTATCGACAGCCTGAAAGTGGATGTTGACGGTAACACGGCCAGCCGCGACGCCGGTATTGTCGGTAGCGTCAGTAACGCGCTCGCCAACTTCATGGCGTTCTATGATCAGCGCGTCACGTTTGCCGTTGGCGAAACGAAAACGATGGCCGAGATCACCGAGAGCCGTAAGACCGCTGCGGATGCCACAAGCGCTGTAGCCGAACAGGTCACGACGCTTAAGGCCACGGTTGAGCAAAACGGCCAGACCAACGCGGCAGCCATTACGCGCATTGATAAAGCCGTTACGGATCTGGGGAGCGCTACCGCGGCCAGCATTGAGCAGGTTACAGCGTCTATTGGGAAAACTAATGCCAATGTGCAGACGACCAGCCAGGCTGTTGCTGATATCAATGGCAAGCTGAGCGCGCAGTGGGGCGTTAAAGTTCAGGTGGAGGCGAACGGCGTTAAACGCATCGCGGGTATCCAGCTGGGCATTGACGGTACAGGAGCCTCAAACTTCCTGATTTCTGCCGATACGTTCGCGGTGTATAACCCGACGACGAACGGGCAGGAGCTGGTGTTTGCTTCGACCGGCGGCCAGATGTTTATGCGTTCGGTCTTCATCCAGGACGGTTCCATCGACAACGGCAAGATCGGGAATTATATCCAGTCCAGCAACTGGGACGGGACCGGCAATGTAGGCTGGCATATCAATAAATCCGGGTATGCCACGTTTAACGGCGTGACCGTTCGCGGGACGATTTATGCCACCGACGGGAGTTTTAAAGGCAGAGTTGAGGCGACCAGCGGGAGCTTTAAGGGCACGGTTGAAGCGACATCTTTCATTGGGGATGTCGCCAACACAGGGGTGTATCCCGACTCCAGCAACCGGTCTAACAATGCCGTTTCTACCAGTGTAGCCATGGCATACACCGACTCCAGCAATAACGGGCTGAATAAAAACGCCGTCGTGGAGGCGTTGATATATGTCCGAGGGACTACAGGCGCGGTCGGGAGTACAGTTAACATAACTATCGCGGGTAACGTTCGCACGTTCACTTTCGACGTTCCTGTTGGTGGGCTATGGTTCACCGCACGTCATGCTGCAACCGGGTTGACCGGGCAACGTATCGACGCAAACATTTTCGTTTCTTCCAGTAATGCAACCGTGGCAATTTATGCACCAACTATCACTGTGACTCGCGGTACCGGCTCTTTCTCCTCCTGATCCTCATAACTTCACCTCAATAACCCAGCTCCGGCTGGGTTTTTCATTTTAAGGACATCATGAATGGCCACACTTGATGACGATTTGGCGAAAGCTGTATCTGAAGGATTTCGCCTGGCGCAAAGCAGTATCATCAACCAGGATCTGATTTTATCGGGCACCGGTGACGTCACCGTAACCCTGGACGACGGTTCCAAAAAGACGGGTCCCAGCTGGTCAAAGCTGATCGCCCAGGCGGGTGCGGCAGGAACCAGCGCCGCTGCTGCCAAAACCTCAGAAACGAACGCAAAAACCTCTGAGACGAACGCGAACTCATCAAAGACCGCAGCGGCAAGCAGCGCTTCTGCAGCAAAGACCAGCGAAACGAATGCCAAAACCTCCGAGACGAACGCGAAAACGTCTGAGACGAATGCCAAAACGTCGGAGAACAACGCAGCCGCCAGCGCCAGCAGTGCCGCCGCATCCCTTGCCGCCGCGCAGAAACTGACGTCTGTACCCTATGAGGAGGCCCCGTTCCCTGATGTCTGGTTACCGCTGAATGATGACCTCCGCCTGCTGGCCGGGTTTGCGCCTTACGACCGGCTGACCATTTCCGGGCAGGTACTGGAGCTGACGACAAAATCAGCGACACTTACCCGCTCTACGACGGCAACGTATATCGACAAATCCGGCGTATTGCAGACCGCTGATATTAACGAGCCGCGTTTTGAACGCGACGGATTGTTAATGGAGGGGCAGAGCACTAACTATTTCCTGAACAGTGACGACCCGACCAAGTGGGCCGGCAAGGCCGCTTCGCTAACCGCCACGGCAATAAAAGACGGCACAACGCAGGCGGCGACCATGAAGGGCGTTTGCAATAATGCAGTAAACAACCTTTTAATTGTTCAGAGTAGCGCCGTGACACTGGCCGATGGGGAAAATTTTACCGTATCCGCTCGATTCAAAGGTAATTACGGGCGCTTCAGGTTCCGCATTGTGAAAGACTCCACTTTTTTGGGGGAGGCTCGTTTCTTATTCAGTACAGGGGAGACAACTGGAGCGTCTGGGGGGCTGACCGTAACAACAAAGACAGGGGGTGATGGTTACACCCTTGCCACTGCGACGCTCAAAGGTGCGGCGGCAGGAGCTTATACAGCACAGATTTACGCTATGCCAGAAGATGTTGACACAAATAGCATCCCTGTCGGCACTGAGTTTTATATTCAGACCGTACAGTTTGAAAAAAATGCCGTACCTACAAGCTACATTCCGACCGGCACGGCGGCTGTAACGAGGGGCGGGGATCAGCTCAATTTGCAGTCGCAAGGGAATTCCGGCTATGGCGTGGTAGGGGATATCTTCGCACGTACCGTCGCGGTTGAGTTTACAGTAGATCAGTTCGTAGTACCTACGACCGGGCCTGGTTATGTGGACTTTTTGGCAAATGTGGGCGCGCGTAACGATATTATTATTAGAGGAATTGCGAATCAGTTAATTTCTTATAGGGGATCAGGTGGAATAGCTGTTCCAAATGTAACTTACCCATTCAATAAGAAAACATATGTTCAAACAATTGATGTAGCCAATGACAATACAGTCTCCGGTTACTTCAACGGCGAAAGCGCAACGCGAACCGGGCAAGCTCCTACCGGCCCAACATATTCGGGAACATCCATCAGATTTAATAGCAACTCTTTCGCGGTCTACCACATTCGCAACTTCCGCATCTGGCACCGTGTCTTAACTCCCAACCAAATTAATGGACTCCGCTAATGAGAGACTTATATCTGCGCTTTAATGACGCCGACGAAATGCGCACGCAGTTAATCGCGGCGGGGTTTGTGGATGATGACGTGCAGGGCAGCTTTTATCACCCGGATATCAGCCTGGATATCGTCGGGCTTATCACTGTTCCTGCTGAAGTTATCAATCCCGGTGAAGAAAACGAAGTTATCAAGTACACCACAGAGCCAGGCTATCACGTCAATTTGCGGGTCATGAATGACTCGCTCGATTTATCCGGGCTGAACGACTTTGTGGTTACACCGAAAACACCGGCTCGCGTCTGGGCGTAAGGAATTAAGTTATGGCAAACAGAATAGACACGGCTGAATTAAGCAGGGCCATTGCTGCCTGGACATCCACCATCAATGACGCGTCTCTGCCAGGGGTCGGGAGTACGGTTTATGGCGGATACATAAAGTCACAGTACACCGTAAATGGTGTTGAGAAGATATCCGCCCAACTCCAGGTCGTGAAACGCATCGAATGGAACTACTCCATTGCCAGACTGGTGGTGTTGCAAAATGCGGGGGGTACTGACTCCGCGCAGAACAACTACTTCGACTTCATGTCCAACGGCAATGTGCAAATTCCCGGACGTTTGTATATGGGCGGTCCAGCCGTGAGTTCGTGGTGGAACTCAGCACAGGCACACTATGCCTCTTATTACGCGGAGACCGCCACGGATTCTCCGGGTAACGGGGCTATAGCTGGCCTTTCATGGGGATATCAACATGGCGGTGGGTATAACCTCCGATCGATGTGGGGTAATGTCGGGAACGGAACAGGAAACTGGGCCAATACCGCAATGACCCAATTCGGGGATAGTGGGGCTAAGATTCGATACTGGTATTTTACCCCAGCCAACGGGGATTTAGTCACTTCGACAAGTGGTGATGGCGGCTTTGCTGGCAACTACACCTATCAGAAGTCAGCGACCTCTGATGCCACTCTGAAGCACGATATCACCTATGACGACGGCCAGGCATCTTACGAGAACATCAGGAAGCTGAAACCCTGCACGTTCGTGTATAACGGGGATTACTTCGAACGGGCACGCCGGGGGATCATCGCTCAGGACGCTTTACGTGATATTGACCGTGAGTATGTGAAGCTGGTTCCTGCTGCGCCTGAGTTCGACGAGGACGGCAACCGCTGCGACAAAGATGATACGCTGGCCCTGGATAACAACGTCATCATGATGGACACCGCACTAGCGCTCCACCACACTATCGCCAAGATGGAAGCTCTGATGCAGGAAGTCGCTGACCTGAAGGCAGAGATTAACGCGCTGAAAGCGTAACGGCATCATGACGTTCAGAAGTAGCTATCAATAGGTACAGCCTCCTTGCTCTGGACTCTCTTTAAAACTACTGTATAAATACACAGTAATAATAAATGAGAGGTCACCATGCCCCGCAAATCAGACATTAACGCGGCTTTTACCGCGGCGATACAGCTAAACCCCAAAGGGTATCAGTGCCTTCACACGAATGACTTCATCCGGGAGCTGCGCGCCAGGAACTGGCATTTCACCCAGGCTGATGCGAATGAATGGATAGAGTAGTACCAGACTTGCTTCGTAGATAAGACGCCGGACGGTAGCCAGAACCGCCTATGGATGCTGCGCAATATGGGGAGGGTTCTGTAATGGGATTCCCTTCACCTGCCAGCGACTATATAGAGACCAGGCTCACTCCAGAAAGGATTTGCGGCGTAGGCATTGATACCCGCATCCTGGAAACGTCATCCGGGTTTGCGGTGATCGAGCCGGTCACCCGACTTGTGCAGGGGCAGGTTCTGCTGATCCTTAGTGGCGGTCAGACTCAATTTGCACGGTTTCTGGGAAAAGCATTAATCACAGAGGACGGCGAAGCGATAGAAGGCGACGCAGCGGAAGAGGTCGAAGTCATGGGGAGGGTGACGTTCTTTATCAACAGCGCAGATGCGGATGACATACCCACCATCTGA